CGAACGAGGACTCAGACGACATCGTGTTCAGCTACGCGAGGACGAACACGAGCGACGGCGAGAATGTCTCGGTCGATTGGGAATACACCGATGCCAACGGGACATCGATCATCACATTCCATCGCGACACGGGATGGAGTTACTCGCTCGACTCGGATCATGTCGCTGTTCCCTCGACGGCGTGCGCGAGCGGGTCGACGGCGTACAGTAAGTCGTCGGGCGATGAATCGCAGTTCCCGGGGTTCAGAGACTTTTCTCAGCTCGCCCTCGACGACATGAGCTCGAGAACGCTCTGCACAACCTCGAGCGGTCTGCAGATCACGCCGGTTTTTTACAAGCTCGCGACGACCGCGTCACTGAGCAACGGGGCATGTGGAACGCCCCCGTCTCGAGCTCAGGGATTCCGCGACTACCTGTGGGCGTGCGCTGCGAACGGCGGCGTGCAACAGGGTTCGGGCGGAATCATCGGCGCCCCATCATGAAAAGGAGGGCTGACGCATGGCCCGCACACTGACCCCGACCGCGTGGGCTGCGATCGTTGCCCAAGAAACCGACGAGGTTTTCGCCGTACTGCTCGAGCTGAATCACTCGAGCTTTTCGTCGCCGATCAGAGCGTCGTCAGACAACGGCGACACGCTCGCTGACGGGACGCTCGGCACGATCAGTAACTCGACCGAGTTTGTGTTCTACCCATTCGAGTTCATCATGCCCGATCAGGTCGAGGACGCGCCGCCTCGCGCGAGATTGTCGATCGACAATATCGACCGATCGATCGTCGCCGCGGTGCGAGGCGCAAACGGCGACCCGGTCTCAGTCACGGTTCAGATCGTCGTCGCGTCTGAACCCGACACATCACTCATCGGGTCGGTCGTGTTCTCGCTGACGAATGTGAAATATGATTCGCTGACCGTGTCGGGCGACCTGACATTCACGGCCGTTCTCGACGAACCGTATCCCGAGGGCGTGTTCGGTCCCTCATCATTCCCGGGGTTGTTCTAATGCGAAACACGATTGAAAGCTGGGCGAGCGAGTTCCTGACGATCCCGTACGAGGATCTCGGTCGCGACGAGAACGGCGTCGATTGTTGGGGCGGTGTGCGACTCGTCTACTCGAGGGTGTTCGGTGTGGAGCTGCCCAGCATGGATACCGACCGAGACCCAGCGCGATACTCAGACCCCAAAGACCCACAATCCACAGCGGCCGTTGTGGATAACTTGACGAGCTCCCGAGATTGGTCCGAAATCGATGACCCTCGCCCGGGCGATGTCGCGCTCATGCGTCTCGGCCGACTCCCCCATGTAGGGGTGTGCTGCTCAGGCGGGTCAGATCCCGCGGTCCTGCATTGGTCCCCCCGTATCGGGGTGGCGATCGAGCGGGTCGGCGACCCCATATTCGGCCCCTCGGTCCGCTCGTGGTGGCGTCATGCCGAAATCGGGCACGAGAAGCCCACGAGGATCGACGGAGAGCAGCCCGGGCAGGTTTTGCGACAGATCACTCGCTCGTGGTCTGCGGTCCCTCAGACGGCCCCTATGGGGGCGGTCGCCCCAGCGATCCCCATGCCCGAGGGGTGCACGGTGCTCGACATGGTCCGGGCGGCGGTCGGCGACGAGGGCGTATCCCGCTCGACGGTCACGCTCGGCGGGCGAGAGCTCGCTCGCAGCTCGTGGGCACGCATCCGACCAAAAGCGGGCGCCGAGCTCGTGCTCATGACGACCCCCGCGGGCGGCGACGGTAAGAACCCGTTTCGGACTTTCCTCATGCTCGCCGTCATCGCGGCGGCGGCGTTCGGTCCCCTCGCGCTGGGTCTGCAGGCGGGGACTGCGGGGTTCGCGTTCGCGTCCGGCGCGATCGCGCTGGGCGGGTCCCTGCTCATCAACACTCTCGCCCCCCCGTCGTCGCTCGACTTCGGAGATCAGCCCGGGCAAGATTTCGCGCCATCGATCTCAGGCGGTCGCAACTCAGCGCGTCAATATCGCGCGATCCCGATGAACCTCGGAGAGAACCGCGTCGTCCCCGCGCTCGCCGCTCTCCCCTACACCGAGAGCGTCGGCGATGACCAATACCTGAGACAGCTATTCGTCGTCAGCTACGGCCCCCAAGAAATCGACGAGATCAAAATCGGCGAGACCCCGATTGAGAACTTCGATGATGTTCAGGTCGAGATCCGGCGAGGGTTCCCCGGCGAGGACCCGGTCACGCTCTACCCCGGTGTAGTGATTGAGGATCAGTTCGCGATCGACCTCGATTTCTACGGTCCGACCTCGTTCACACTCAACGGGACGGGGAATGTCATAACGGTGTCGTTCCCGTCCGAGCTGCAGGCAGACGACGAGATCACAATGCGAGCCGTGGGCACCTGTGACGCGATCGGTGGTTCGTACACAACGAACGCGGCGGGGATCGCGATGAGCCCGACATTCAACGGACTCCAACCCGGCGAGGCGCCGCCCGGGGGCAACGGCCCGAACGGGACCGATGTTTACGCATGTTCGATCGCGATATTCGGACCGGGCGCCGAAACTTTTTCTCGAGGATCGCGGCGAACGGACTCGGAGACTCGACGCCGACCGATGACATCACCGAGACCGTTCGTCTCGGCGACCTGTTCACCGACCTCGAGCTCGACGAGCTGGGGACCGAGTTCAAGCTCAGGACTGTCGACAGTTCGTACGGAGACAACTCGGGATCGTTCGTGTGCTCGATCAGCGACGGCCCGGGATGGGTGACGCGAACCAGCGCGGAGAATGCCGACGAGCTCGCCGTCGAGGTCACGGCGCCCAGCGGCGTCGGTCGGTTCGCGAACGGTGTCCTGCAGCCGATCGATCTCCGGTGCGAGGTCGAGTATCGCGCGGTCGGCGATACCGATTGGATCGCGGTCAACGATGACGACGGCGCTGATCAGGCCCAGACTCTCGACGACTATTTCGGCGGACCGAACTCGACACTGTTCGCGACCCGTGTGTCGATCCTCGACATCGACACACCCCCGATCGCGGGCGACTGGCCCGACCCGATCTATTGGGACGACGCATCGAATAACATCGGCGCCACAGAGCAGGCGCCGCAGCTCATCCGTCTCGCAGCTCCGACGGGCGTGGGCAAGAACTTCGCTCTCGAGTATGAGGCAGACCTGCACCTGACGCCCGATGTCGCATCCGCGTTTGGTCTCGGGTCGCCGCCCTACAGCGTTCAGTTCGCCGTCGACGGCGTCGGACCGTTCGAGCTGTTCGTCGACGATCAGCTCGTCGTGTCTAAGTACACCGAGGACGCGCCAGCGGGTGACGCGAGCGGACCGGATTTCTCGGTTCACAACTCAACCGCGATCGAGTTCGCGACGCATCGATCAGATATCCGTCTGCGGTTGCGCGTGGTGCGAACAAAGTCGACAGCCGACGCGGTCAACTACGGCGCAATCGCGCTGGGATGGAAAGTCGATGGTGTACATTCCGATTTCGAGGTCATCCCGACCCGGGGCTCGGACCAGAACAACGAGCACCCCCTGCATTTCCCGGGCGGTTCATATCCCGGTGTCAGTCAGATCTATTCGGGCGCCATCGTCAAGGCGTACCAAGTTACCGACCCGAGCTCAGGGAACGAGCTCGCGTTTTTCACGGCGACACAGAACCGCGTTCGTCGCACCCTGTCATGGGAAGTCGATCGCGGACAATACGAGGTCAGGGTTCGTCGCATCACGCCGACGATCTCGGGGAACGGCGTACTCCAACAACTCGTGTGGACCGCATTGAGGACGATCCGACACGAGTATCCGATCAACAAAGACTGTCTCGCGATCATCGCGATCAGGATCAAAGCGAGCGGGCAGCTCAACGGGGTCATCGATCAGCTCTCGTGTCGCGCGAGATCGATCGGGCTCGACTATGACGCCGACTCGGACGCATGGATTCAGAGGGTCACGAGTAACCCGGCGTCGCTCTATCGTCTCGCCCTGCAGGGGAAAGCAAACGGGCGCCGGTCTGAGTTCACCGATGCGGGGATCGATATCGACGAGCTCGAGTATTGGCACGGTCTGAATGTCTCTCGGGGTCTCGAGTTCAACGCCGTCATCGAACAGCGCCGAACGCTGTTCCAGATCCTCGCGTCGATCGCGTCCGCGGGTCGCGCGTCGTTCACGATGAAAGACTCTCTGTTCTCGGTCGTCATCGACGAGGAAAAGTCGACGCCGGTTCAGCACCTCACCCCGAGAAACACTCGGGGGCTGACGGGCGACAAAGTGTTCCCCAAGATCCCGCACGCGCTGCGCGTTCAGTTCGTCAACAAAGAACAGGGGTATCAACAGGACGAAAGAATCGTCCTCGACGACGGGTATCAGTTCAACGGCGTCGATGCGTTCGGAGATCCCGGGGGAGCTCTCCCCGAGGCGACACGATTCGAGTCGATCTCGTTCTATGGGACGACATCACCCGACGAGGCATGGAAACACGGCCGCTATCACTTGGCGGTGATGCGACTGAGACCTGAGCGGATCTCGCTCGACATGGACATTGAGAACATCGCATGTCATCGCGGCGATCTCGTTCTATTGACGCACGATGTCCCGCTCGTGGGCATCGGTTCAGCTCGCATCGTCGAGCGAGAGACAGACGGGTCGGGCGACCTGCTCAAGCTGTATCTCGACGACGAGCTCACATTCGGCGCCGGTTCGTATCAGATCCGCGTTCGTCGCGAGGATGGGTCGACCGAGATCCACCCGATCACAGTCGCGGCCGGGACGACCTCGGTTGTGGAGCTCACGACACCGATCGCGCCGCCCGCGGGCGACTGGCCCGAAATCGGTTCGCTCGTGCTCGCCGGCGAGGTCGACAGTGAGTCGATCGAAATGCTCGTCGATCAGATCCAGCCGAGCAGCGACCTGTCTGCAAAGCTGACCCTCGTTCCACACTCACCCGCGATCCACGATGCCGACACCGGGACGATCCCCGATTTTGATTCTGGCATCACCCAGCCCCCGGGCGAGCAGAACGCGCCCGACGCGCCGACGGTGCTGACGATCGCGTCTGATTCGAGTGTGTTGAGCGTCAACCCTGACGGGACCGTCGACCCGAAAATCGTTCTCTCGGTCGGCAACGCCCCGTCGACGAACCCGCCCGCGGTTGAGTACGAACTGCTCTATCGCCGACAGGCGGGGACCGGCGAGACCTCGGTTTCATATACCTCGGTCCCGAGCGTCCCCGCGTCTGACGGGGTGTTCACGATCCCGGGCGTCGTCGTGGGCAGGACATACGAGATCCGGGTTCGATCGATCGACGCCGACGGCCGGTTCAGCACATACACCGACACGACGCACACGGTCGCGGGATGGGATCTCGCGCCGGACGCGCTCGCGTCGTTCGACCTGTCTGAGCTCGGCGACTCGACCCGTCGTTTCTCGTGGGCGTACGCATCGACGGCGCCGAACATACACGGCGTCGAGATCCGGTTCGGATCAACGGACGCGGT